TCTTCACTTTCTTCGCATAAATCTTCATGTAAAGATTCAGATTGTTCAACTAATTTCATAACTGGTAGAATTTCCATTTATTATTATAAATATATAAAAAATTTTCTGTAAATTATTAAAAATTTCTTATATTTTCTAAAAAATTAAATATAATAAAATCTAAATTAAAAAAATCCCCAACCCCATCCTGCATTTATATTATCTTCATTGTGTTTTTTTACTAAAGTAGCTTTGCTTATTCTTTCTTTTTCTTTTATTAATTCAAATAATCTATTTTTAGTAATAGCCATATCTGTTCTTATACTAGATATTTCTTTAGATAAAGATTTAATTTCAATTAATAATTCTTCAATAGGTTTAAGTTTATTATTATTTGTAATTTCTCTATTATTATCTAAAATAATATATTTATCTTCATTTTTTTTATCCATTATTAATATAAAATATAAAAAATATACAATTATAAATATTATATTATTTATATAATAATAATATAACTAAAGTAATCTATGATAATGCCGTTAGATAAAAAAGGTAATCCTATATTGTATAAACCTTGGGTTAATAAAACAAATAGTAAAAATAAGTATTGGGTATATGTAAAATCAGATACAAAAAAAGGATATAAAAAAATTGGATTTGGATTAAAAGGTATGGAACAATTTAAAGATAAAGGTGGATATTATAAATCATTAGATCATAATGACCCTAAAAGAAGAAAAGCATATTTAAGTAGAGCAAAAGGTATAAAAAATAAAAAAGGCGATTTAACATATAAAGATAAAAACACAGCTAATTACTGGTCTATTAATTTTCTATGGTAGGTTCTGGTTCTGGTTCTGGTTCTGGTTCTTTTTTTTTATTTTCAATAATAGGTTCCATTTCAATAATATAAGGTTTAATTTCTTTAAGTCCATTACATATAAGAGGACGTCTTACATTAGGGTATTTATTATTAAATTTTTTATTAAATGTATTAATAATATCTAAATCAATATTAGGGGAGGTTTCTAAAAGATTATCATATTCTGCACGACAAATTTTTAAAAAGTCTCTACATGGTTTCCTCTTTTTATCGTGTAAAGATAACTCAATTTCTATATTTCTACTCAATTTACTCCATGCTAAAGCACTTATTCTATGACCTTCATATATTTCTGAATATCTTAAGAAAGATAATAATGTTCCTAGTATACCACAGAATATATTTAAACTACCTACAAAAGCACTAAAACCTTGTTTTAAATTAGTAGGTACATAAGAATCTGTAGCAAAATTAGCAGTTCCTGTTAATGTACTCAAAACAATAATAGGAATTTGTAAGTGGTGGAATTTAGCTTTATATTTTCTTTGACTATAATTATGTAAATAACTATAACACATACTAATCTCACCCCACTCACTTAAAAGTTCTTCTATTTCATTACTCCAATCTTCAATATTATCAGGCATTTGTTTAGTATATCTAGGTGTTTGTAAAGTATCCATTATTTATATATATATATTATTTATATTACACGAAGTAATAAAAAAATAAAAGATATAATTTAAATTTTTTTATAATTAACCATAAATTAAAATATTTAAAAAAAAAATCTATAATATAATATATAGAAAATAAAATGTCAGATTTAACAGATAATCGCATTAAACAAATTTTAAAGTCATATAATAACAAAAGATTAAAAGAAAAAGAAAGATATGAAAAAATAAAAGATAATGAAGATTTTAAATTATCAAATAGGGAACGTGCAAAAAATCATTATCATAAAAATAAAGATATTAAATTAAATAAATATAAAGAAAATAAAGATTTTTTTATAGCGAAGTCTTCATATTATTATTATAAGAAAAATAACAGATTAAATGAATTTAAAGAAAAATACCCTCAAAAAATAGAAGTATTAAATATAAATAAATTTAAAATTATCGATAGTTAAAAAATTAAATTATTAAGATAATATATATTTTTAAAATTTATAAATAGAATTCTATTTATAAATTAAATTTATTTTTTTAATTTTATATTTTCTATGATTAAGAAAAATAAAAAATACTTAAAAAATAAAATATTTATATAAGTATAGAATAAAAAAAAAATGATACAAATTAATGAAATTAAAAATATATCTGCAATAAATAATATGACAACATTTACCATTTTTGAAAAATATGATATAGTAAATGCTAAAAAGTTATTATTAAGTAATTTAATAAATGAAGAATATAAAACAAGATTAATGAAATATTTTAATCATGGAAAAAATGGAAAAGTAGAAATACAATATACAATAAATGAAATAGGAAGATTAAATATTAAAGTAAAAGATTTAAAAGAAAAAGAAACATGTTTAACTCAATCATTTATGAAACGTATATGTAAATCAGCAATATGTCAAAAATATTATAATGATCTAGATATTGTAAATGCACACCCAGTAATATTATTACAAGTATTTGAAAAATTAAATTATGAATGTAAAATATTAAATCAATATGTAAATGATAGAGAATCTATATTTAAATATTGTTATGATAATTATAAATTAGATAGAGATAATGTAAAAGAATTAATAATGAGAACTTTTTATGGAGGTAGTATAGAATCATTTTGTAAAGATTATAATATAGATATATCAACATTACCACCAGTAATAATAAATTTAGAAAAAGAAATAAAACATAACACAGAAAAAATAATGAATACAAATGAATTATTAAAATATAGAATGAAAGCAATAGAAGAAAAAGGTGAAGATAATTATAATTTAAATGGTACAGCATTATCATATTATTTACAAACAATTGAATGTAAATGTTTATTAACTATGTATGAATATATAAAATCAAAAGATATTCATGTAGGTGCATTAATACACGACGGCTTACATATATCTAATGAATTTAAAGAAACTGAAGAATTAATAACAAAATTAAAAAAAGAAATATATGATAAACTACATTTAAAATTAGATTTAAAAATCAAACCTTTTGTAGAAATACCTGAATTAAATGAAATGATAGTAATTCAAACAGATAAAGAAGGTGGAGAACATATAAGTGATAAATTAAAAAATGATTATATAATTAGTCAAGAAAGAATATTTATGAGGATAGATAATGTATGGACTGAAAATCCAAAAATAATTCAAAGAAATTTAATAAAAACAATTGGAAATATGAATATCTTAATGGAAAAAACGACTTTTGACAAAGACGGAAATAAAAAAATAAATTTAATACCACATTCAACAATGAAAAAAGGGTGCATAGATATGTTAACTTATGTAGAACCAACAGAAGATCCTGATTTTATAGATAAATTATGGACAAGTAATTTATATAAATTATGTTTTAAAAATGGATATTATGATTTTAAACAAAATAAATTACAAAAATATAATACTGAAACTCATACAACAATTAAAATTAATAGAGATTATAAACCAGCAGATCCTGAAACGATAAAAGAAGTATATGAAAAAATATTAAATCCAATATTTAATAATGATAAAGAATTAATGAATGTATGGTTAAATTATATAGCACGTGGTTTAGCTGGTCATATAGAAGATAAAAATTGGGGTGTAGGAATAGGTGAAAGAGATTGTGGAAAAGGTGTATTGGTTGGAATGTTAGAAAATTGTTTTGGTGATTATTGCAGATCTACTAATTCAGAAAATTTTTTATTTAAAAAAGGTCAAAGTGATTCAGCAAAGGCTTTATCGTGGTTAATACCTTTTGAATTTAGAAGATTATTATTAACAAATGAAATAACTATAGATTCAGAAGGTAAAAATAGAATAAATGGAAATGTATTAAAAAAATTATCTAGTGGAGGTGATAAAATAGAAGCACGTGTAAATCATAAAGACGAAATCAATTTTAAAATTCAAGCAAGAGTATGTATATTTTGTAATGACTTACCACCAATAGAACCAGCAGATACAAAAGAAACAAGTTATATGTTTAGATATCCAAGTAAATTTTTAAATCATGACGACGAAAGATTAGGTACACCATTAATGAGACCAATTATGAAAGAAATAAATGGAAATATAGAATATGAATATGACGAAGAAGGAAATAAAAAAATGATAAATGTATGTAATTTTTATAAAAAAGACGATAATATAAAATATTGGTGTAAAAATGAAAATGTTATGAATGCATTTATCCATATCATATTTAATAATTATTCAAATAAAATAAATATACCTGAATCTATGAAAGAAGATATGAATGACTTTAAACAAGAAGAACGAGAGGAAGATAAATTTTTACAATTATTTAATTTTCCAACAGATAAACAATGGAATGATAAAATTGATAATTGGGTATCTATTGATTATATTAAATTATTATTAAAAGAAAATCATATATCATTAAGTCCTCAAAAATATAAAAATTATTTATTAAGTAAAGGTTGTTTATTAACTAAAAAAATAGATAAATATACTGGAAAACAAATGAGGTGTTGGTTAAACTTACAAGTTAATAAAAATAAAAATAATTATTTAGATTCAGATTCAGATTCAGATTCAGATTCAGATTCAGACGACGATAAAGAATATAAAACTCCTAAATTTTATTAGTTTTTTTTCTTCTTACTATTATATTTTTTTTTTG